ATCGTTTCCCTGTGCCTGTTTTAAGGAAAACAGGCAAACCCCGGAATTCACCGGGTACGGGAGTGACCTCTTAGATCCACTCAGCAGTGGAACCGTTACTCATCTTGTGTCGACCCCCTAATCGGGAGTCTACAGTTGGAACGAAGACTTTCAGAATCTTCCTCCTCTTCCGTCCACCTTTACCAATGTAGAAAATTGTTCTACGCTGCTTAGTCCATGCCAACGAACTTTGCAGTGTGAATGGTTCAGGCGTATGATAACCTTCTAATAGGTCATCATTCAGTCCTTGAAGTGCGAGCCAATAATATGGTAACACCACTTCAACGATACGACGTTCCGTTACGTATTCGAGACACTTGAACAGGTAAGAAAAATTAAGTCCATTATGTTTTACATAAATGGGCTCATACTCTACACCTGTAAGGGCCATCGGTACGTGGGAGTGACAAGACACTTTTATCCCTGCTTCATCGGGATATCGTGGGGGAATCCGCAGAACTTTTCCAAGGTTTCCAAGCTCAGTCAAGAGCATGGAGAACGTATGAGGCAGTTCTTCCGGTGCCCACCTTGCACTTAACCCATTATAGGTCTTGTGTAAGAGTGCCCTGTACCTAGTTCGTGAAAGTTTCGCGGCGTCGCCCTCGAAGTAAAAAGAGCGAACGTCGACCCCGCGGTAGAAGTCAGAACCGCAGGATTCACGAAACGGGTAATGAACAAATGTTTTGTCCAAATTCATGGTTAAGCCGACGTTGGCAAATACGCGGCACACATACTTATGTATTTTTGAGGGATATATTAGATCATCCCCGTATACAGAGTATATTCCATGAACACCCGTGAGCGTCCCTATAGCCTTGATCAAAGAATAAAAAACCAAGGTTTCAAGCGGGAAAGTTGCACCATTCCCCATTGGCAGCACGGATGCTGTAAATGCGGATTGTACCTCATGATTTTCACCTTCTTTGTATAAGACGGTATGGGTAAATAGCGGTTTTAAGGCTACGAACCAGTCACGAGGTAAGATGGCACAAAGCAACTCAATTGTTATTGAGTCAGATGCAGAAGACAGATCGGCAGTTGCATGAGAACAATCCATGCTAAACCGTTTGACTAAGTTTCTATGCTTAGCCTGAAGATGTGGAATCTTCAATCCATTTTCTGATAACCGATTTGCCACGTAACCTCCAAGTCCATTCGAATAGAATAGGCCTAAAAGCGTAAGTGGTGTTATTAATCGATTTATCTTCCAGCTTTTCGGAACACAGATGAGGTTGAGTGTATCATGTGCTAAATTCTTAGGATTTATATCAATCTTTGATATAATTTCCTTGAGAATTGCATCACCTTCGATTAAATCGAAGACTTTGCTCGCACATGACGTTGAGCTCGTGAAAGCCGTCTGCTTGGATAATTTAATATCCAAGTATGCACTGCCTAACGGACATCCAATTGAACTCTTTTTACCGAATTTGCAGAAACCTGTAAGTTCACCAATATCAAACTTTCCAAGAATGGAACGTGCTATTTTACGAGCACGCTGAAGAACCATATGTGTAGTAGATAACCGCACATTTGGGGTCAGAATTCGGAGCTGTTCCTTGAAATATTTCTCAAGGGTTAAATCTTTCAGCTCTATTTCAGTAAACTTATCATCTGCAAATTTGTACTTCTTCAGAAGGTTCTCCAACTGGTTACGCATCTTAAAACGATACGGTTCAACGATTCCGAAACTTGTAAACTCAAAGTCTCGAAATTGTCGTATGTCAGTCAGGAATGATAGTTCGAACCGATTAATTTGGTCCGAACTTCCGAAAGAAGCTCGGTAGTCACTCAGCATGCTCTGCATTAGTTTACGTGCAAGAGCATCGGTCGGAAATTTCCGACCATCAACTTCCGGGTTAACCATGCGTAACTCTCCAATGGTTAAGGCTTACAAGACTACATCTTAAAGATTACGGTATATAGGACATAAATGCCCAATAATAAAGCCATAATCAGTGATATAGCAGGGAACAGACACGATATCGGTTGTGGTCTTTTGTTAAGGCCACGGGTGATATAGGTAGCCATGGTTTTTAGGCCGTGGACCCACTTTTCCAAAATTCGGAAAAGTCTGCGTCTGTGAGCAACTGTGACCCATTGTACATGAGTGTAACCACCTCTGTGGCGGTTGACTCAGGATGTACTTCGAGCTCGATGCGTACGAGATTATTAACATAATCACCGTTAGCAAGGAGCTTAGGTTGGGTAACAGTGCCGGTTCTTTTCCCTTTCGAGTAAGTTTTATCCGGTTGTTTAGCCGGTGGCTTGTTGCGAAACACGGCATACAAACGAGTAAGAAAGTTTGTATTTGACGCGTCAGCAACAGATTTCCCATTGGGAACCTGGACGCCGTTCTCTGTCAGTGTGACAGAAGTTCCACCAGTAGGCGCAGCTTGCGCGGTACTGTTGTTCAGAATTGTACAACCTGAAATAGGCATATACAGTTCTCCTTGTGTTGTGCTAGCGAAATCGCAAACGCGATACTCGCTGCAGGATTAAGGTGACAGAGTCGATAGTCTTCAAGATATCGAAGACATCTCCGCACCGGAAAACAGGAAGAGCAGGTGGCTTAACACCGACTTCTCTTTTGTACCACGTTCGACGATGTGTCGATAATGGAGGTACAGGGGTTGGCCGCATGGCGTCCCCATACCCAGAGATCATCGTGATGTTATGAGTGTAAGAACGTGTCTCACACTTCGTTCCCACAGTATTCCCTAGCACAGTAATCTCGGGCGTAGCCCGAAATTGTCCTAGCCAGGGGCCTATAGAAACTAGCCAATCCACTACAAACGACAACTTGGTTAATTCCCAAGCTGTCTCAGGCCAGTAACTCGGTGTTAAGCCGAGTCGCTCTCTCATGGTGTAGGGTCGAGATTGCCTATACTGAACGGAAGCTCTCGCTGTCCATTTCAGTTCGGTATCTATACAACCCGAACCTGAGCCAGGCCAAGAGGTAATCGGAACGTTAACAGATTTCTCTGTCGTCGTCAAGACTCTCTTGGATCGACAACTTCTGATCGTTTCAGGATCAAAGTTCTTGTCATCGACAGCCTGGATAGCCTCAATCACCTTTCCAATCGACCCAATTAAGGGTCGAAAGCCGTACCTCAATTCAAGCCAAGTATCTGACGCAGCTTTAGCTGCAGCAGCACCTGACAATGATCGGAAACTCCGACTTTTATTGTAGACTAATAAGTCCCACAATCGGTCGAAGTTGTTGTAATTACCGATCTTGTTTGCTCCGTTTAAAAAATCACGGAGTGACTTGAAGGGGTTCCGGAGCATTTGGATAGTCTCTCGGAGTTCTCCGAGATCTTCTCCAATGCCGAATTCGGCATTACCGAGCTTTGAGTAAGCCTTTTGTAAGGCCTCAGCTTTGAGCAAGGTAACGCTGTATGGCACTGTTAATGTTGGCCCGTAACTCAGTAACGCGGCATCTATACAACCAGTATAAGTAAATCTATACTGAGTTCCATAGTACGTTGTTAGAATCTGAATCGAGCAAGCATCAGCAGTCGCATCCTCGCGGATGACTTCATACGCAGTTACTCGATAGACACCGGGAATAAATTTACCGGTATCATCCGAGATCCTCCGTCTCCTGAGCGGCCATTTGGTCGCAATGGTCATAGGTGCCGATAAAGGTACCCATTTTCCTGCAGAGAGATACTCCGAAATAACGGTGTAGGAGGTAGTGCGATAATCAGTCATATCCATGAGGCGCTCCATACATGAAATTGTGTGGACCAGTACCCCCCCTGTGGGGG